ATGCTCACCGTTAAGCAGATTGAAGCAGCAAAGCCGAAAGAAAAACCATACCGCCTTCTCGATGGTAATGGCCTGTACCTTTATGTTCCTGTATCCGGGAAAAAGGTATGGCAGCTTCGCTACAAGATTGACGGTAAGGAGAAAATCATGACCGTCGGAAAATATCCGCTTATGACTTTGCAGGAGGCCAGGGATAAAGCATGGACTGCGAGGAAAGACATCTCGGTTGGCATCGATCCGGTAAAAGCGAAAAAAGCTTCGTCTAATAACAATTCCTTTGGTGCGATTTACAAGGAATGGTACGAGCACAAGAAGCAAGTCTGGTCTGTAGGGTATGCGACTGAACTTGCCAAAATGTTTGATGACGACATTTTACCTATCATCGGCGGCCTTGAAATTCAGGATATTGAGCCGATGCAACTGCTGGAAGTAATCCGCAGATTTGAAGATCGCGGTGCAATGGAGCGAGCCAACAAAGCCCGCAGAAGATGCGGCGAGGTTTTCCGTTACGCTATTGTCACCGGAAGGGCTAAATATAACCCAGCACCTGACCTTGCTGACGCCATGAAGGGATACCGCAAGAAGAACTTCCCGTTTCTTCCTGCAGACCAGATCCCGGCATTCAACAAAGCACTGGCAACATTTTCAGGAAGTATCGTATCGCTCATTGCGACCAAAGTTTTACGCTACACAGCACTCAGAACAAAAGAGCTTCGTTCCATGCAATGGAAGAACGTCGATTTTGAAAACAGGATTATCACTATCGACGCCAGTGTGATGAAGGGCCGCAAGATACATGTTGTTCCTATGTCAGACCAGGTGGTTGAACTTCTCACTACGTTAAGCTCCATCACCAAACCAGTATCAGAGTTTGTTTTTGCCGGGCGTAACGATAAGAAGAAGCCAATCTGCGAGAACGCGGTATTGCTTGTGATCAAACAAATCGGCTATGAGGGCCTGGAAAGCGGTCACGGATTCAGGCATGAATTCAGCACGATTATGAACGAGCACGAATGGCCTGCCGACGCCATTGAAGTGCAACTGGCACATGCCAATGGCGGATCTGTGCGCGGCATTTACAACCATGCTCAGTATCTCGATAAGCGCAGAGAAATGATGCAGTGGTGGGCGGACTGGATTGATGAAAAGGTAGAGTGAGCGACCTTAAACTATCGAATAGCACAAAGTCTTGCAATCCAGTGCAAAGCTTTGTGCGCCTCAGTTTTGTCTCATCAACCACAGCAAGTCATCGATCGATTGAGACTTGGATGATAGACTTCATGCCTTTGATTATTAGCTGATAGAAGAAATGTTAAAGCTATTTGCAAAGTACACCTCGATTGGTGTGCTGAACACACTTATACACTGGGTGGTTTTTGGTGTATGTATCTATGTCGCGCATACAAACCAAGCTCTTGCAAACTTCGCAGGTTTCGTTGTGGCTGTGAGTTTTAGCTTCTTCGCGAATGCAAAATTCACATTCAAAGCATCGACTACAACGATGCGCTACATGTTATATGTCGGGTTCATGGGAACACTGAGTGCAACTGTTGGATGGGCTGCTGATAGATGTTCACTTCCTCCAATTGTCACTCTTGTCACCTTCTCCGCCATCAGCCTGGTGTGCGGTTTCGTCTATTCAAAGTTCATTGTCTTTAGGGATGCGAAATGAAGATATCTCTTGTAGTTCCTGTCTTCAATGAAGAAGAAGCGATACCAATTTTTTATAAAACGGTACGTGAATTCGAAGAGTTGAAGCCATATGAAGTGGAAATTGTTTTCATAAATGACGGCAGTAAAGACGCTACGGAGTCAATTATTAATGCTCTGGCTGTTTCAGATCCTCTAGTGGTTCCGCTGTCATTTACACGAAACTTTGGTAAAGAACCCGCATTGTTTGCAGGGTTAGACCATGCAACCGGGGATGCTGTAATTCCAATTGATGTTGACCTGCAAGACCCGATTGAGGTTATTCCTCATCTTATTGAAAAGTGGCAGGCAGGTGCTGATATGGTGCTTGCTAAACGATCTGACCGATCAACGGATGGCAGACTGAAGAGGAAAACCGCCGAGTGGTTCTATAAGCTGCATAACAAAATCAGCAATCCGCAGATCGAGGAAAATGTTGGTGATTTCCGTCTGATGTCTCGTGAAGTCGTAGAGAACATTAAGCTCATGCCAGAACGCAACCTTTTCATGAAGGGTGTTTTGAGTTGGGTTGGTGGTCGCACTGATATCGTTGATTATGCCCGCGCAGAACGTGTTGCTGGCAGTACCAAGTTCAACGGATGGAAGTTGTGGAATCTTGCTCTTGAGGGAATTACGAGCTTCTCGACTTTTCCGCTACGTATGTGGACTTACATCGGCCTTCTCGTCGCTGGCTTAGCATTTACATATGGCGCATGGATGATTCTGGACACTCTGGCGTTTGGAAACCCGGTTAGAGGTTATCCATCCCTGCTAGTATCTATACTTTTCCTTGGTGGTATCCAACTCATTGGTATTGGTGTTCTTGGTGAGTACATTGGACGAATTTATATTGAAACAAAACAACGCCCAAAATACATTATCAAACGGTAAGAATTAATGAAAAGAAAACAATATTTTTCTACAATACTGACATGCACAATGCTATTTGTTCTGCCTATAATAATCGCCAATGTTTACTATATAGATGATAATTATAGGTCTATAACTGGCGATGACGCGTGGCACATAGATGGCCGCCCTTTATCAGACTTATTAATGTACATCGTTAATGGGAATACTCATTTAACAGATACTTCCCCATTACCAACTTTCATTTCAATTATACTTTTATCAGTAAGTAGTTATTCATTCTCTAAAAGGTACATTGGTTTTAATCATGGTGTAATCCCATTTACTTTGATACCACTTTGTATTTTTGCCAGCCCATTTTTCATTGAGAATGTAGTTTATAAATTTGATGTGCTTCCAATGTGTGCATCTATTAGCTTATCTTATTTGTTTATAAATGTAAGTATAGCAAATAGATTTCTCAAGTTGCTGTGTCTATCTGTAATAGTCACATGCATATTATCTGCTTACCAAGCATCTATAAACTTTTTGCTATCACTAGTTCTATGTGAGTTCTTATCAAGATACAACAACAATGTAAAGAACTTATTTTCTTTTATTATTGAAACAATGGCGTCTCTTTGTATTGGTGCTTTTATTTATTTAAAGATTATACTTCCTATTTTTCTTATAACACCTGAGTCCTCAGATCACCCAATGCTAGAGGCGCAAAATATTATTGGTGTTGCTTACAGCAATTCTCTGTATTACTTAAACTTAATATGGATATCAATACCTGAATCATGGCGATATATCTACTTGTTATTATTTGCTATGTCTATTATTTGCGCAATATGTATTGCAATAATCAAAAAGGAAAATGGAATTACTGGATTGATTCTATGCCTTATTGCTGGTCTATCGCCGATCATTTCCGTCTTGTGTTCATTTATAAGCCTATCAACCCTATCTTCGCCATTGCCATTCCCAAGAGTCATGATAGGATTCTCTGGTACATGCCTATTTATTGCAATGGTTATATTTGAGTTCACAAAATCTTTTAGGGCTAAGGTATTCTATATATTAGCAATACCAGTCTGGTTTTCTTTTGGTATGTACTATTCATATGGAAACGCTTTACGAGCAAGCAGCGATATTACTGATGCTATATTTAACAATATAAAAGATGATGTATTTTCATTAACAAAGAAAGAAGACTCTGTAATATTATTCCACGGAGCAACACCAAAAAGCAAAGTGTTGTTAAACTCAATTAAGAATTACCCTATAATAGGTGGTTTGGTTCCAGATTACCTTACAAACTGGACTTTACCTTATACATATATGTCAAGAATAGGAATTTCCTATGTAAAAGATTATAGCGTCAATGCTGATGATATAATAAATAACAATAATTTTTGTTCTAATTCTGATAGAATAGAACGATATAATTATAATGTTCTATTTTTTGATGATATTTCAATAATAGATTTCAGTAAAGAACTTTGCAGGTAAAAAAAGCCCTCTTTAGTGAGGGCTGTTTTTTCACTCAAATAAAGTTTCCATAATGTATGTGATGCTACCAGTAAATTTAGATGTGGTGCTAATGCTAGAGTCCTGGAGTGGGCTGGTTGCAGGAATTTGGTGATTGTAGAAGTCTATAGATGTTGACCCTCTTTCTATAGCAATGGAACACATCCCCACACCAGGTTGTAGTCCTGTAGCAATGGATACAATTCCACTGGCGCGGTTTGACGAAGGGTAAGGTAAATCCCTGATTTTCATTGCTCCAGTCTGCCCGCTGAATCCATTTAATTCCAAAGAAAATTCGACTGTAACAAGGCCTCCGTCTTTCCTGAATTTTATATCCGCTGACGCACCTGAAATTCCAACCGTGCTCGTACCAAATGTTATTCTTGCCCCATCAAGAGAGCCTTTAGAGATGAATGGCTCAGGAACTATGGACTCAGATGCACCTGTTGCACGATATAAATATTTGTTACCTGGGGTATTAACAATAACAGTAGATCCTGACGCCCATGGACCAGAGCCAATAACAGGCAACTCTCCACTCTCAAACAGACTGTTAGTAAACACCAAGTTGTTGCCAGGACCGTGTATAAACACGTCGTATTTATATGTTCCACCAGATCTAAAATTGTTAATTGTTATCCTGTTTTGTGTGCCGTTAATGGATATAAGTGGGCTTTGATCATTGGCGATAGGCAGACATCGGAAAGAATCTATGTTGATTGTGTTCTCATTAAGGAATGCTAATGCAGAACCATAATCCAAAGTTTTAGCTCTTGCTTGTTCACAACCACAACCTAATAAATTGATATTAGAACACTTATCAAAAAAATAAGCTGTACTTGTGGTTCCATCAGATGCGCATCCTATGAGATTAGAATAACTGACGTTTTCTAAACGAAAAGCCCCGGGAGTCGTATCACCATACTCGTCTGGTGAGGCGCACCAAACATTGGTATAGGTAGTAGATGTTCCACCATTCTGCCTTATCTGGCCCCATGTCGCGATGTTAGTTAGCGTTGTCAGCCAAACATCATTCATCAAAATAGCGGTCTTAGCATTCTTTACCCCTATCCGCTCAAGAGCATATGCTTGCCCTGCATTTATAGCCAGTCCACATTCTCCTCCAAGATCATCAGCCTCTAGCGTAATATCTCTTAATGTCACCCTCTGTGGAAAAGTTTCATAAGATGGAGCCTCAGAATCAACATAAGCTACCGTATCAACAGTAAACTCTGGTGCTGATGAGGATTGCCCAGGCTTTAATGTTACAGTTGCATTACCGGTTTTTTTAAATCTCTTTGTGGTTTGAATTTCTGTCCCAGATAGAATGAACTGATAATCATGATCTCCATGGTAGGTTTTAAATGAGCTGAATTTAAATCCATCTATTGGGGTGTTCACGTTACCAATGATGTTAGGAAGTTTTTCTCCGAGAGTGTCACCCACATTGCTTTGGGTGCCGCTTTCTGGGTTTGTGTATCCAACCAGGTTTGCGCCAACTCCTGATCCTAACTCTTGTCTCAATTGGTCTGGATCATACTTCAGCACATTAGGGAAATAGAATTGCTGAGCACCATATGCATCATAAACAGCCATAGAATGGCCTTGCACGGTAACGAATTTGGCAATCTGTCCGTTATATACCGGGTAACCAGCAGCGTTAATGATGATTGGTTGCGAAACAGGAACGTGAGAGCCGTCTTCGTTCTCCACATAAACCTGAATCTGGTTTTCAGTATTTACCGGATCAGTGTCAATTTTTCCGATATAAATCTTTCCATTAGCTACGGCTTTAAAAGAACGAGCCATAGTGAAGAGTTGCGAAGGCATGCTTACTACAACATTGGCTGTAATGTCTGTCATTTAATTTGCTCCAGATACAATGAATCGCCGCAGCGTGGCCACGGTTGGTATTTGTTGCATACCGAAACGGTACGATTGTTGATTTGTACAGTAGGTTTTACGATGCCATTCCACCCATTTGGTGAGGCATTGATGATGTACAGCAAATACGATGAGGCGCAGTTCCACTTGAGGCTTACGCACGAGTTGCACGCCAAGATTAAACAGCGTGCAAAAATGAATAACAGGTCTATCAATTCCGAAATTGTGGCTACGATGGAAGAATCACTCTCCAAACCACCACCTGTAAGCGGGTATCGTGATGAAGAAGAGAGGCTGGCCTCATTAATCTCGGAACGAGTAAAAGAAGTTGCGGCTGATATCCTTAGAAAAGAAAAAACCCGCGATTAAGCGGGTTTAGTTGGTTAGTTATCAAAAAGTCCGTACGTTTCTTCTTCTTCAGGTGTAAGGGGAAGAATCTCTACTCTATCTATAGATACCTTTTCAATGTACCCATGAGGTCTACTTAAAATTAAAGCTCTCTCATGCCACAGAACTCCAAGAATGTGATACCTTCCAGCATCACCTTTTACCCTAGCTCTTCCTTTGATTCTTGGCGGCATAATGCCATATTTTTTCTTTGCCATTATGCAACATTACTCCCATGAATCAGGTGTTGTAGTGCTTTAACGCCTTCCGCATTGTAGCGGAATGCTTCCACCTGTTTGCTGGAATGCGCAGATTTATCCAGGAAGAACTTCCCGTACTGCTCAGTTTTGAGGTTGTTTGCGTTAGCAATGCGACCAATCTTGTTGGCCGTTACTCCAAGCTGCTCTGCAACCTCCCCTGCTGAGTAGTAATGCTCTTCTATTGCCGGAAGAGGTATTGCATTAAAACCAACGAGCGGGTTGATTATACTTGCTGCCGCTGTCTGCTTTGCCTCAGGCGCAAGATTTGGCATCAGATCGAACAGATTGGTAACAGCTTCAACCGTCATTTTCAATGTTCGCGCTTGACGATACTCAACAAGTCCACTCGCTGATTTACCGCTTTTAATGTGCGCTTCTTGCATGCTTTCAAGTTGGTCTACCAGTGAGCGGCGAACGGCTTTTGACTCGCGAGCGGCAACTCGCAATGCTTGCTTGATTGACATCTCAATGATAACCATCGAAGTTTTGTTCGCTTTTTGCACTACACTTTTTGTGTAGTGCTCTCCATCCAATTCATCTTCAATTTTCTCGATGAATTTGTTATTACGAACCTCCGGCTCACCGCACTGTCTACGAGCCTGATTTACCATCTCAAGCAGGCGCTGGCTGTCAATGGTTTTATCCGTGACAACGGATCCGATGTTTGCTACATTCTTAAAAGTCATTAGGCATTCCTTATGTGGTAGTAAGGGTGTGACATAGGCCGCCAGCAGCACACTGGCGGTTTTCTTTTGCGCCGTCCTGTGCACCAATCAATGAATCCATTCCTCGCCGCGCAGTTTTGCCAGCATTGGCTGAGCGTTCTTTACGACAAAATTGTTGGTATCAAGATTCTTCATTTCACGAAGAAGTGATTTCTTGGTTTCTTCTGACATGTAGCGAGTCTCATATGCAATATCGTAAATCCTTCCTGAAAGCTCAGAACCAATTTGCTTCATTCCTGGGTAGATGTGTTTGCACATTTGTTGACTCTTCTCCATCCACAATTGTAAGTAGCAGAGATTAACCAGCTCTTCGTCAGTGAACTGTTTTGCAATCGGTGAGCATTCTGCCTGCCGATCCAAAATATCCAGCACCCAGCGGCGGAACTCTTTGGCTACCGGAGTGCGAGCAAACATCGCGATTAGGTGGGCACCGCGTAGTGAGAAAACTCGCACTTTTTTGCGATAATTTCCTGAGGTACTCACTTCGAGTACCTGAGTCATCCCGGCGCTAAACTCATCGCTATACTTGTTATAAATCATTGTTACTGCACGGCTATTTGCATATTTAAGTGCAGATGCAATATTAGATGATGTAAACCAAACACCATGCATATCACGGGTGGGCACCAACTCAACTCCGTGGAAGTTGTAATCTGATTTTGCTACAATATTCATGTTAGTTTCCTTGCATACGGTTACTGACATAGAGGCCCGGTTTGTGTTCGCGCACTGCCGGGCTTCACTATTTTTATTGGATGACAACATCGCCCTTTGCCTCAAGTTTCATTAATAACTCCATTCGATAAGCTATCTCTGCCTGAATTGACCTATGGCATCTTTTTGCTGATTCGCGGATATGTGAATCAACCTTTTCTGTAAAACGAACCTGACGCGGCTTGATGGAAGATATCTTTTCAGTCATTATGCACTCCTGTTTTTGAAAAACTCATAATCTCACTTTTTGAGGTTTGATTATTCACTCACACTCAGTATGAGTCAATGAATTTTTTATGGTGAACTAATGAATTTTGACGATCAATTCCCATCAAGAGTATCTCTGGCAAGACAGTCGAGGGGTATGACGCAGGCGCAGTTGTCAAAATTAGCTGGTGTTGTTCAACGTCAAATAGCTGCATACGAGGGTGGTGAGGCTAAACCACGGCTTCGTGTATTGCAGGCATTAGCCAACGCATTAGGCACTACGGCTGAGTGGTTAGCTCTGGGTGAAGGCCAGGGGCCGGGAACAAAAAACGTCATGCCTGACGTTCTGGTAAAGCAAATACCAATCCTCAAACTAGATGAAGTTATGCATTACCTAAACACAGGTGAACATTCATCGTCTAGATTTCATCCGGCAATATACAATGTTGGTGACTCTGCATTTGCATTGACTATTGAAGGTGAAGCTATGACTACAAGTTCAGGTATTAGCTTTCCCAGAGGATCGGTTGTCACGTTCAGCCCTCTAGTAAAAGCTAAAAGCAAAGATTATGTAATAGCATCTTTGGATAAAGAGCAAATATTGAGCTTCAAACAGGTTTACATTGGTGAAATAGAGACAAACCTAGTATCCCTAAACCCAATGTATCCTAATATTCTTGTTAGAAATGAAGATGTTAGTATTTTGGCAACCGCAGTTTACCTTGAAATCCCGTTGCTTTGATATCCTTTAGGAAGCGACACATTATCATCTGGTATCCTGCGTAAAACTAAGGAGGTTGGTGTGTCTGATTCTATGAGTTACGCTGTGCTAGTTGCCGCAACTCTATTTCTGGGGATAGGGTTGCAGATTGCGTGGTTCTTTTTTTCTAGTTTTATTAAACGTAAAAGAATTGAATCAAGGATATCTGAGATTTCTATTGCTATAGGGAAAAATGCTGAAAATCCAGAGAATGAGGCCTGCGCACTGAATTACCTTAAAGAAAAGTTTTCCCCTGAAAAATTTGAAAACAGAATTACTGATGCTCTTGGATTGGTAATATCAGTAATTCATATGCCACTAAGTTTGCTGATAACAGTGTGGTACTTCGCCATGATCGCCGGAAGAATATTTGGTTTCATGAATATAGAGCCTGTAGTTCTTTGGGTTCCAATGATACTGCAATTGTTGTTAAGCGTTGCTATCTTTATTTTTTCTGTTTTTATAAAAATTGTCTTCGGAAGATACCCCGGAGAAGCGAAGGGATTTAATAAAGAATTCATAAAAACTATAAAATAAATGCCGTCCTTGGCTTACAGTGCTACTGCCGGGTAGCTTCGTTAACTAAGAGCGGGCGCACGGCAGTAGCCGCCTGATTTAGCGCTCTTTCATAAGCTGGCGTTCCAGCTTTAGTGTTTGCCAGACGTAAGAGCGCATTCCTTGCTGCTTTGGATTCATACAAGCGCATCATTGCACCGAAACCAGCCTCAAGCCCCATTGATACGCCAAGAGTCGTAGTTGCGCCAATCGTCCTTATCCTGTTGGCTTGCGATTGCCCCGTCTGAGTTACTACATTTGCGGTGTCTGATCTTGCTGTTTGCTGTAGAACTTCATGAAGAGCATCAAGTTCTTTCATGTGCTTTCCAGAAAAAATAGCGTTGTAAATTTCACCGCCTGACTGAGATTTCAGCTTATTAACTTCCGTGATGAACTTGGCTGGAGAGTCACCGGCCTTTTCCGCTATTTTGCTGACGTAAGCTGCACGCATAGCATCTTTCCCTTTATCATCCAATGCGCTCCAGATTCGTTTCACGTCAGATGGTTTTCTGCTTAATACAACAGTATTTATAAGTTCAGGACTGGCTTCACTGCTTGCCTTGTTGAGCTTGTTAGCAATGTTTTTATTAAGCACCTTATTATAAACGTTTGCATAATCGGAATTTGCTTTAAGGTATTTTGCTGCGTCTGAAGCACCGAGGTTTTTAGCAACTGCGTTACGAAGGTCTTTTGACATTGCATTCTCTACCATATTGGTAGCTGCTTTTGCCTGGTTGGGGAAGACCATGGCATCTCCCTGAACATTAGATCTAAATGCTGTTCTGTGCTGGCGCAAGAGATCAAACGTAACATCCAAATCAGTTGCAGGGTTTGCTAATTCTTCACGTAGGTTACGCAAGGATGTAAGCAGGCTTTGATTGGCAGAAGTCCCAAGCCGTTCCTGTCTTGCGATCGCTGTATTCAGAGCATTCATGGTATTTGTGGTATCAACTGCGGCATTACCCATTTTATTGGTGACGTCATTGATAACAGCGCCAGCGGCATCCTTCCGTCCCCTTAACGTGGTGGTCAGAGATTTCACCACATCATCAGGGTTGTACTCACCAAAACGGTCAAAATAATTGCTTACCAGCTTACTACGCGTTGCATATTGCTCCGCTCGCTTTGAGCCTGTCCCGAGCAAAGCCCCCTCAGCATCCTGAGTAAGTCCGCGAGTGAAAGCATTTTTCGGCGGGATAACATCAGATGTCATTGGTGTCACGCCCATCGATTCTGATGTGGCAATTTTCTTTGCCACTTCTGGCGCAATATCACCTTTTATAGCCGTTATTCCACGCCCTATTCCCTTTGCTGCTGCGGAAAGAACACCCTGAGCGGCAAGGTTAACTCCGGCATTTTTAGCTGCATTTTGTGCGAAATCACCTTTCTGATTTGCGGCCTCTGCCAGTGATCCAATAGCCATGCTTCCTGCCGTTCCAACTCCTGGAACTAAATACCCGCCAATTGTTTCTCCAGCTTGAGCGTAGGGGTCTGTCGGTCTGTCTACTGGACGATAAACATCATCCAAAACCTTGGGGCCACCAAGCCCCTGACTGATTGCATTAATCAGACTTGCGCCGCCCTGTAATACGTCAAACGGTATGTTTACCAGACCACGACCAGCCTGTTCTGCAATTTGCCCTGCACTTTGACCACCAGTGAGCCAATCGCCAGCTTGTTGCATCAATGATGGTTCTTCCCGTGTTGGTGCATTATTGGCCTGATTAACTGTTTGTTGCTGAACAGCCTGACCAGCAAAATACTCATCAATGGCGGTGCCAATATCTTCCGTGCTCGTACCATCAGGGAAGGTAAATGTCTTACCGTTTGCAGTTACTTTCATCATTCCACCGTAAATTGAATGCCTGATTTTGACGTGTAGCTACCTCCTGCTGATTGCTGAGTAGGCGGCTGTTGCATTGATGATTTCTTCCCTCCATTACCGACATTAACGTTATATTGCTGGTTGTAATTGTCGGTATATTGCTGAATGTCGCGCATTGATTGTTGCAGCGCTTCAGGACTTGAGAAATCAGGCTTTGGCATACCCTGAAAATACCTATTGGCCTCTGCTTCGGTGTTGATGCCAGATGCCCCCATATCTCGGGCTGCTGCAATCCCCTGATTTTGCATTTTGCCCATGATTCGCTGTGCAGCGTTGTATAGCCTCCTCTGATCACCACCAGATGCACGGCTACGAATATCTGCACCAAGAGCAAAAGAACCTGAAGAACCTGTAATACCTGTCATGAAGCCAAGATCGTCAATTGATGCGCCAGAAATTGCATCAAGATCTTTCTTCATTTCGTAATTCTGTGCATTAGCTGCCGATGTAGCCGGAGCGGCAATAGAGCCAGCAGGGACGCGAACCATATTCCCCTCGTTGTCGATACCTTCGTAGAACGCATTAGCCCCAGCGCCGTGAAGCTTCCCGCCTACCGTTACAGTTCTGCCATCTGCTAACTGAACTGTACGCTCATCATTCCCAGCGGTTCCTCTTGTTGACGCTCGCTGCATTGCCAAATCCTGCCCGCGTCGCGCAGTAGAAGCAGATAAATCCTGACCGCGCATCGTGATGTTCTGACCTCGTGCTGTTAGCGCCTCGCCAGCCTGATTGCTGCGGATTGTCTCTGCAAGTTTTCCGCGATCAATCTCACGCCCAACGATTCTGTCTTGCGCCTGAAAATATTGTTCTGGACCAAGTGCAGCCATTCCAAGGTGATCAACAAACTCCGTGAAACCTTGTGGATTTTGCTGATACATTTTCGCCACATCCAGAGGGTCTACTCCGGCACGAGTAAGCTCAGATGAGTTGTTCTGCAACCATGACATCATGGCTTCTGGAGATGAAGCTGCGAGTCTGGCACTTGCTGCCAGTGTACCGACAGTGGAACGCTGGTCTTCATCGACAAATTTCATGCCGTTTCTTACAGCGTCAAACTGCTCAGGATACTGTGATGCCAGCTTTCGCATTGCATCGCGGTCACCAGATGTATATGCATCAGCATAAGCCTGCTGAAACTCTTGCTGCCGCTTCTGCTGATCCATCTGCTTATACATATCCATGACAGATGAAATGCCCTGCAAAGCCTGCAAGCCAACGTTATTACGTCCTGAACGCTCCATCTCGTTATTCTGTCGAATGTATGCAAGCGTGGCGTCTGCATCACTTGCTCTTGGAGCGTTGGAGTTCATGCCGCCTAACCCGGCAAGAAGCGCGCCTGAATTACCAGCCTGTTGCCATGTAGCCAAGAGACACCTCCATTAAAAAAGTGAACCAAGAAGACCGACTCCGGCACCAATTGCTGTACCCCAGCCAGGCATGATTGCAGTACCTGCAGCTGCACCTGCTGCCGCTCCACCCAAGGCGCTCTGAAATCCTGATGGTTTATTCGCATTAGCCGCAGATGCTGCCGCCTGCTGTTGATACAATTGGCTGACGTTGTTAGCGTAGTTCTGCCCAGCGTTTGCCTGACCTGTAAGAGCACCAAGGCCGATATTTGCCAGATTGTTGTAGTTGTTCATCTGACCTGACAGCCAGTTTTGACCGAGTGTAGGTGCGATTGCTGCTAACTGGTTTCCTGTTGCTGTAGAGCCTAATCCACCCGTTGCCTCTGCTGCTGCCAGACTCTGATAGCGCGCCTGCCCTGCAAGGTCTTTATACTGCTGAGAGTTGTAATACTGGTTAAGCGCCTGCCCTTGCCCCTGAAGAGAGGAAAGATTCTGCAACTGTGATACGTACTGCTGAGCGAGTGGCGTGAACGGTGCAAGGTTTTGCATGTTCGTCTGCCACATTTCACGCTGCAGTTCGATGCCCTTTTCAGTTGCGCGTGCCTGGGCTTTAGATCCGGAGTCGCTGCCGCCTTTCATATACCCATTCATGGGAAGCAATTTATTCTTGAAGCTTTCGCTAAGTACTAACATTTAATAGCTCCTCATATTTCGAACGAGGTAATTGATAGAGGGTGATTCCTACCGGTTTTCCGTTACTCATGTACGCATCATCAAGGTGACCAACACGGGTAGCGCCAAGCAAACGGATAATTGCCCGTCCGTATTTGGTGGTGTCAGGAACCATGGTGATGCTGTTAAGGAATGGTGAGTTTTCGAGAAGCCATTTGCAGAATAATCGATGCCCTTGCAGTGCATATTCTCCACGGAATCCGGGGTCATACACCGCATGGCATTCAACAACGCTATGCCAGAAGTTACGCACTTCATGAACGCCAGCCAGCACTAATCCTTCGTAGATGCCGAGGTATACCGCATCAGGCTTGATGTAGTATTTATCTCCAATGTCTACGATATTCCCCGTGTTTGCCGGGTTGTTGAGGAATTCTGCAAGCTTCACCGGATTATCGATGAGCTTTATTTCCATCACTGCTCCGCAATGATTTTGATGGTTGTGGCAGTAAACGCCGCACCATTTGACTGAATGGTTAACGTACTGCCATTTGTGGCAAGAAAGCCGTCTTTATCCACGCTGAAGAACGTAGCTAACAGGATGTTGTCGGTTGTTGTCGCCGAGTTACGACTGCTTACCAGTGTGTCAGGAACAAAACCGGAAAAGGTTAGCTGCATTGACCTGTTGGCGGTTCCGCTGGGCCACGACCCGACTATCGAAAGCTTGAAGAACAGCGTTTTGTTCTCGTTGAACGCAACCATCTTGTTGTTAACGATGTCGAAGAATGGTGCCAACGTGCCGGATGACGGCGTGAGCGTTTTCAGCAGGCTAACAAGGTTAGTAGGCGCTGTCGGAATAGTTACAGATACGCCAGAGTAAACAACCTCTGACTTCTTGCGAGTAGTGGCATACTCCAGAGCATCGATGCGCGTTTCATGGTCTGAAAGCGTGTTTTGAATGGCGACAACTTCATCCGTCAGGTAATCAATATCGTTTTCTGCTGTCGTTAATCGTGAATCAAGGCCGACTATCGCCGCTTCTGCGTTAGTGATCCTTGTTTCGTGGTCCTGTATCTTCGCTTCTGCCGATGCCAGTCGAATTTCGTGATCGACCAGAATCACATCCTGCTCATCGTTCCTGACTTGTGCGTCATAAGCGCCCTGTCCGGCCTCGTTGGCCTTGTTAGCCACGTTACCAACATCAGTGCCCTGTGCGATAACGTAAAGCAGATACGACTGCGAGAAGATATTGCGTGGAAGGACTGATGTGTCGAGCCGTGTAGCCTGAATGATTACCGGCACATTGAGATTCGAATCCGCCATTACTCAATCCTTATCTGAGCGCCAGACAGAGTGACAGGTGACTTCGTGATAACGCGCAATTTGAAGCCGACATTTTTCCTGATGCGCCCGACTCGCTTCCACAAAACACGTTTGTCGTAAACGAACGGTTCATTCTGTTCAATCATCTGCTCACGTCCGTAATTTATGCCGTCAGTGGTTGCAGAGAGGAACAGGCGGTCGGCGTACTGAGCTACGCCAGTTGAAGATTCAACCTCAAGGTCGAACACTCTTGCGTTATCCGCTTTGAACAGCGGAGTAAACAGCAGGTGTTCCTGTTGAAGCCCATACTGGCTGCTGATATCGAACTGCAATTTGCCAGTAACCGATTCCAGCTTATCGCCGCACGTTATCTGATTGCCTTCGTAAATGAAGTCGATAGCGCGGTACACATCGTCATACAGGCCTGTTTTCAGCACACACCATTGCGGACCATTGGCGCTTGAAGATGCGTCGTAAACAAGAACATGGCGCGGAAGGTGGATAATCAGCAACTCATGCGCATCAAATCGCAGCGATTCCATCACACCATCAGCCAGTTCATCAGCAGTGTAGGAGCGTAGTATTTTCTCAATGCTCGCGCTGGCGATTGGTGATACCTGACCGGAGCCGATGATATACACAGACGGCGCACCTGTTGCCGGATTGCTGATGAACGCATACGAGTCAGCAAACGGCGTTTTGCAGTAAGTCCCGGCAATGCCTTTTTGCACCATCAGTGATGGCTGTGCGACATACAAAGCAGCACCAACGGTGGTTGCGCCAGTAAGGGAGAAATATTCAATAGTCGATGAACCAAAGCAGACGATGAAGTCTCGCCATGTTCCGATGCCGAGGATACCGTCAGGCTGCGATTCTGCACGATATTGTGCGCTGTATCGGTCAGGATGTGATTCGTCTTCAAGGTCAGTGATAAACCATGAATCAGTGCCGTCTTTTGACCACGCATAACGCCCACGCAAGCGCGTAATGTCACGAACCGAACCTAACTCATACTGCGTGAATCCGCTGTCTGTAGGCCAGTTTGAGACTGTTTTAACCGTGCCATCATAGCGATACTCGACCAGTTGACCATTAACGCCTACCGCCTGAGATGTTCGACCATGCGCCATTGATACGCGACCACTTCCGGCGACGTCACCGACTTCACTTTCGCCCTTATACAGCTTGCCACCACACACGCGATAAACAGCACTCTGCGCCATGTTGTACTCGACGCCTCGAGATATACCGTTCACATCAGAACGTTTGGCAATGCCCGGGAATGAGCGAAGATATCCGCTGCTGTTCAGGATTTCTTTAGGTGTAGCCAGCATATTCACTGGCAGATAGTCGATATAGTCGGCGTTTCGAAAGTCTTTGCCGACACCTTTCATAAGCGGAAGTTGCTGAATAGGCATTTATTCACCTATGCGTTTGGGATATCGCCATCAATCAGAGGGAGATCGCCTGGATAATATCGGTCAGATGTGAACACGTCATATTTATTACCCTGCCCTACAGGAAAATCTCCACGTCGTCGCATTGAAGGAACAACCAGAGTGTCGGTCATCAAGGCATCATATGAGCGTTGGGCGTTACTGAGAACTTGCGGAGTTGGTTCAAGGCTGTAATCAGATAGCATTCTCAGCAATAACTGATAGCCTACTGCGTGTTTGTATTTTCTTGGAAGACCTGACTCATCATCTGGTAATGGCTGCTCATCTCCAGTTGCGAAAGCGTAACCAATGTCGCCGGGGTTAATCATCCACTCGGACATCATATCTTCCAGATCATTTACACCATCTTCAATTGATTGCGGCTCAACATCAGTCAGCGATGCATTAGAAGCAATAGCAAACTTACGAAGCGCAAAAAGGACGATCTCACCCTTTGTCAGTACTGTTGCCATTGTCTGCCGCCTTACGACCTCGCTTACTGGTCGGTTTCAATTCATCAACTGAGGCAACAAAGCCCAACTTTTCGAAAAACTGGAAGTCTTTTTCTGCGATAACGGCCTGTACATGTCCGGATTCGTTATCTGCGGCAAGGAATACACTCATGCGATCCATATTGTTTCCTTAAAACATAAAAGGGGCGGAAGCCCCTTGTTATTACGGATTACCGAAGAACTGACCGCCCATGTGAGGGTTAAAGCACACATATGCAGGCAGTAAGTCAAAGCGCATTTTTTGCACGTTGGCATCGCCATCTGCGTATTTATGTACGCGGATGGAGAAACCTTCATATGTTGCAACAGCAGAATCAATACTGTGCAGTTTCGGCAGTGGGATAGAGCCAAGTCCACAGAAGAACTTGTTATAGAACAGGTTTGGCTTCATTGTCTGGCTAGCAGTGCCTACTACAGATACGGCATCGCCTGCCGCTACCTGACGACTTACAGAGTTGTACTGCGGGTTTGTAGTGTCATAAATCGGAACACCAGAAAGCGTAACCGTCACATCGCCACTGCTGTCTGAATTAGCATCAGCAGTAACCGTTGCAGTGAAGCTAATTGGTGTGGCTCCGTTATACAACGCCTGTTTGGTCTGCTGTTGCAGCCAGTAGGTATTGGTGAATTTAACCTGATCACCAGCTTTCAGAAAACCTGTAACGCTGGCTGTCGCTCCGGTCAATGTTACAGTGAACTGGTATGAGTCTTTAACTGCGTTATAGGTAACAGTTGGCTGTGTTTTGACTGTCAGTGTTCCGCCAAATGCCCCCTGCGTACGAGAGGCAAGCCCATTAGACATCAGTGCGCGAATGCCGCCAAAATTGGTTGGGATCTGTGCATTCTCCCATGCAGTACGAACCAATTGATCTGAAGCGTGCAAACCAGTCTGCGCATCAGCAAGTCGCTGTGCAGACCATGGATCCATTACAGCATAGTTTTCACCTTCATTAACGCCGAGGTCTTTCAGGAAAGATGCCGTCTGCGCAACATCAGACCATTTGGTGATTGGAGTATTGGGGCTACCAAGTGACAACGCACCGTTATTCATCATGAAGTGAGCAAGCTCTGTTTCAAGGTCGGTAACGATTCGCTGGCGAACCGGCGCGAGAATTTCCTCCAGTTGGTTAAGCTTGATCGCTTCCTCCAGTTGCTGATATTCAACAGCAACAGTGATGTAGTTACCTACACGCCCCGTAGCTTTACCTGAGATCAGGTTGTTTTTATTTTGCCCTGAAATATCACCAGTGGGAGTACGGAGGGATGAGAATTGATGCGGACGTTTAAAGCTAACGCTATCGCCAGTGCTGGAGTTGATTTCACCTGCCAGCAACTGACGGTCTACGGTTTTCGCCAGAACTAAATCTGACATAAAACCAGGAAGGAATTTTTTCAGAACGATTTGACTGACGTTACTGTCGAGATTGTTAGGCATTTATCTTTTCCTTATTCGATTTTTGCGCCGGGGCATAATTTGTTGAATTCGTCTTGTTTCGCATCAGCACCGCCACCACGTACTTCCGGCTCTGGCTTGATGGCTTTCTTTGGTTTTGGAGCAAGGCTTACCTGTTTGCTAATCTGCCCCAAGAGGAATGCTGCGCGAATTGGATCTGTCTCAGCGGCTACACGCTGGCGTAATTGCTGGCTCTTACCTAAGCCATAGGCGAGTAGTTCAGAGCCTTCGTCTGCACAGTGAATGATGATTTCCTGCTGAATTGGTGGTAGCTCACTAAGAACAATGGCCTCCATTTCCTGATAATCTTTCACAGGAAGTTTGGCTGCCCGTTGTTTATGCGCTTCTACCCTTTGCTGGAAACGCTGTTGGTATTCCTGTTGCTGACGTAGTTTTTGTTGCTGCTGCTGTTCGACACGGCCTTTTTTCTCATGCCAATCAGTCAATGCCTGTTCAAACGCCTGTTCGTCATAATCACACGACTCAAGAGTCGGTTTTGGTGGAATAGCGTCTGGTTGTGGTTGCTGATGTTCCGCAGGCTTGGCTAATGCTTCCTCAAGCTGGCGGCGCAACTCACGGTTTTCTTTCTGTGTTTCTTTGAAGCCTTTGCGAAGATCTTTCACCCATTGCGGTGCAGGTTGCCCGTCAATGTGATCATCATCGTCAGCGTTAAGCTGAATTTCTTCATCACCAATACGCAAGGCGTAATCTTCTGGTGTCTCTTCGGTTTTTTCAGGCTCAGTTGCCACCTCTTTACCGTTGTCATCCTGGCTTTCATTCTCAGGCTGTGACTCTGTTTGGATGATGGTTTCTTCTGCATTTTCCTGTGTTTCAGACAGGCCAATAACCTGACCGTCGATGATCAGTTCGTTTTCCATTGATTACTCCTGGTTAACTCGGCATTAAGTCTGCCGGAGACTGTGGTGGTGACTGGAATTGCTGTTGTTGTGACTCGGCGACATCTTTCAGAAGGCGTATTGCCTCCATCACTGCTTTGTCATCGATGTTTCTGGCTTGAGCCAGTTTATAGACAGTGTTTGCCTGACTCTCCATCGCATCCTGCTGGGCAGTAAATGCTTTGATTTGAGTTTGAGCAGTTTCGTTAGTTGCTTTTTGCGCTTCTGCCTGCGCTGCTACCATTTGCGCCTGAGCGAGAACCATTTCAGGATTTGGCTGGCTTTGTGCTGCCATTTGCGCCTGTTGAACAATCTGCTGCTCTTTCTCATTGCGTGGTTTTGCAATACCAGATATCAGCAGTTGGTTTCGGTTGTACTCTTTGAAGTCATCAAGGCCTTCGCCATCGATATTGTCCAGAATAATACCCTGAATTGCCGGGCGCATTGGGTCTGTTGGAAGCATAGAGCTAAGGACATTTGTCAGTACAGAAACCGTTGCATCACGTCGTGCTGTGTAGCTTGGTCCAACATCAACCGTCACATCGTATCGACCGACAGAAAGGTCATTTAACGCAACAACAGCCCCTGTTTGCCTGTCAACAACCTGTGCGCTCAGGACAGCGATATCATCACTTCCATCTTCGTTAACGATGCGCACTTCACGTTCTGAACCGTACACTTCACGCGCCATTGACAGCCATACTTCACCAGCGCGTTTAAGACTTTTCGCCATATTGTCCAGATAGATAAACGAAGCCATATCTGCTCTGTTCATCAAGTTGTTAACCGTTTCCTGAGCAATATTACTTGGCATCTGCTGCATGGCCTGACTGCCGCCTGTAACCTCCTGAATATCTGCACTGGTTTGCTGTAGTAATGCAGCCAATGCCTGATTCATAACCGCAGGCTGTGTATATCCTGCAGGGGTAGCTCCAGCGATAATGTTGCCAGATTTATCTCTCACTTCGCGCAACGGCAAGAACGCTGGGCGTTTCTTGTTGCGAGCCTCCCAGTGCTTCTCAAGTCCACGAATTTGCTCCATGCCAACTATAGGGATCTGACCGGGGTCTTGCGCTGCAGTATCAGCCAGCATTGAAACCTGAAGGTTGTACAAACGTTGTGGATCCATTGCTTTTGCAATGTGCCCTTCGACACGCTCAATGTCATCAATGAACCAGCGTTTTCCATAAACCGGGATGAGGGGGATATGTTCACCAGGAATACGTCGAGGTTTCTCAAGGAAACCATCACCATCCACTACGGATACATACACACGACGGCGCTTCACTGAGCGCCTTGCCACTTCATGAAATCCAGCTATTGCCAGTTCATCTTCAATATCTTCAACCTGATCACTGTCGTATGTTGCAATCTCTCCAGTGATTGGATGTCGATAACTGATGACGTCAACAGACTCTTTACGAACTTCGTAATACTTCGCTATGTAAATAACATCTTCATCAAACCAGTCATATTCCCAACTGGTCATAGACGTTACATCCAGAGAAGCAGGAGGTTTCTTTCCGTATTCAGCCTCATATTTTTCAGGTGACAACGAATACATGCAGAACGCCCACAACGCGTCAGATTTGTCGTACTTCTTAGCGTCAGGGTCAAACCACACAGAGCGCGACGGGTCGTATATTGGTTCAATAGCAATACGCTGACGATCGTCCATGGGGTCGTATTCATTGACCAGCATCGACGTCAAACGGAAGCAACCGAAACCACCAGTAGCAGCGTCGTCAAATGCATTATCGCAAGCCTCACCGCCATCAGTTTCTTCGTAGTCAGCACGGAACAGACCATTTAATTTATTGGCTAACTCTTCGCTTGCCTCTCTGTCACCAGGACGAAACTTAACAGTGATTCTGTTATTGCGGTATTCTGCAATGATGCGGTTAAGTTCAGTTGCTACCTTATTGATTTCAAACTTAGGATACTTCTCTAACTGCTCATCAAGCTTAGTTCCAGCCGCCGTTGCTCCTTCCCATTGACCTCCGGGGACACGAGCAAACCTCGTAGCTTCAATGCACTTTTCGCGCACTTCCTTCTGTGGAGAATAGGCGCGGTCAAACCTGAGCATGATCCGCTCATGTTTTTTCTCTAATGTCTCTGCCATGTTTACCAACCGGAGGATGAGGGAACGTATATTTCTGTTTCTTCGCGGACCAATGCCGGGCAATGCATACACATCATCAGCGCATCAGCCAGGTTAGGAGATGGAATACCGAGCTTCTGCTTCATTTCGACCTTAGTCATAAGCTCCAGCTTCCCGTTATTATTGAATTTGCGCTGAATCTGCGTCAGTTCTGCAAACAGCTTCTCCAGCATCTTCTCGCCTATCGCTTCTTTGTCGAAACTCAGCATGTCGTCGGGGTCTGCATACTCACCGTGGACAACCGCCCGATATGTCAGATACAGCCTGTCAGCCAGCGCGTAATAGAATTGCGCTCGCTTATTGCGGAACACATCGCCAATAGTGCGAACGTTGTCGCCCTGTACGACTTCATCAGCCCATGCTCCGGCCTGATATGGTGCATCTTCATCGAATGGCGATTCACTGCCCTTGAACATCGTGGCGGTGATTTTCTTGCCGGAGAACGCTTCCGTTGTCTGTCTGCGTAGCCCCGCACCGACGCCATCACCATCCCACAGGTAATGGTCAGCGCCGTCTTCAATCGCCAGCGAAGTAGCCCAGTCAGCACCCTCGTTGATGTCCATCAGCAGACCTTCGGCAATGCGCTTAACCACCGAACCGTGACGCGACGCGTAACCTTTAGCATCTGGCCCTGTATCTGACGGGTCATGTGCAGAAACAACCGCGCCTTTCGCTTTCCATCCGAGTTTCTTGTGCGCATCGGTTGCGGCTTCAAGCCATTCACGTTTGATGATTGCCATATCACTTGCGCTTACTGGCTCACCAAGCCAGATGTGACGATACAGTGTCGGATTTCTGCGTTTACACTCTTCCATCTCCAGACGGAGAACTTCAGGAAAGTGCGGGTTGTCGGTGTAGTTCACCGTCAGCAGACAAATATCATCGGGAGGATTTACAACGAATCGCTGATAGGTATCGTCGAGGATGTTCTTCGGGTTAAAGCTCACCCATATTTCAGAGAACGGCTTACGGATGGTTGGGATCAGGATATCCCACGATTCCTTTGTTACCGCTTCCGCTTCTTCCACCCAGCAGATATCAATGCCTTCGAGCGATTTAATCTTCGTCGGGTTGTTTTTGATGCCGTAGAACATGAATTCAGCATTCGTTCCGAGATGACGAATCATGGAACGCTGAATTTCAAACTCAGCCGAATACCCTTCACGCTCTATGGTGTCTTCAAGCAACCGGATTACCGAATCGCTGATACTGTTTTGCAGTTCACGAGCGCAGAGAATACGCACTGGCTGACGACGCGCCGCTTCAACAAGCAGCCTAGCAATTGCCCATGATTTACCGCTACCTCGACCGCCTTTGGCGACTTTGTAGCGATGCGCCTCAATGAACGGTTCAAAGATAGGATTAATCGAGGTCATTTTCCGAACAGAGTGCTCATCGGTGATGTTTCAATCTGAATTGCGCCGCCGTCTTTGCCTGTTAGCTCGTGATCAACCTTGTCGCGCCATTTATCCTTCTGTCGGTTCTTAAGCCAGAAGATGGCGGCTGTTGTATCAGGCGGGTAATACTTCTCAAGCGGAGTTTCGACAATTCTGTTTTCAATAACACGAATATCGATGTCTGGAGCCACGAAGCCCATAGCGCGTTGATAAAGACGATCACTAACTTCTGCATCAGCGACGGCCTTACCCTTTTTTATGGACTCCGAAAACTTAGGATAATCAAGCTTCCACTTGTTAATAGTTGACTCACTGACTTCAAAGAAATCAGCAAGTTCTGCGTCTGTATAGCCCAGCAAGCACAGTTTGCGTGCCTGTTCGGCGTACGCCTCTTGATACTTTGTTGGGCGCGCCATGTTTATGCTCCGGTAGTGAACAGGTCTAACGCTTCCTTCGATTTACGCACCGCTTCGATAGTGCGGGTCGTGATATCTGAATTAGCGCCACCTGACTGGAAGTGAATTTTGAATAGCTCAAGCTTCAACTCGTCAGTGCCGATGAATTGAAATGCTTCTTCTGCGGCTGCGTTCTGGTTCATGACCAGTTTGTAAATCTCTAACTGGAATTTCTGTTCTTCAGTCATGGGAATAATCTCTGCCATTGTTGGCTCCGTTTATCCGTTAAAAGGGATATCAGTTAAGTTATCCCGTGCAGGGTATAAGCCATTGTCGAGACCACTCATTGAATGGTCTCTGCAATAACCGATGTCTTTCCATCAGTCCGCCACCACAAAGAATCTTTTTTGCCATAAGGCTGGAGGTTCATCTTTCAGTGGCTGCCAGTGTTATTTCCCCACTTTCTGGCTTGGGTTGTTTCGCTGTACTGCCGCAACTGGTGGTGCACAGATTTAGTTAAATCTGTTCTCGCCTGAACTATCTTTTACATACCCGGATTGTGGGGATGTAAATCACGGTTTCATTATCAAGCCCACCCGTAGATGAGCTTTGGAATGGTCACTTTGGCAGTCCGGGGATCGATATTTGCGCCTGCTGCTCAAGCCTTTCGATTCTTGCTATGAGTTGCGGTTTTTTGATCCTGCCCCAGCGGTTCAGCAAGCGTCCTGACATACTGGCAACATCCTTTTCCTTCATGAACTCCAGCATTAACTCGTTGTGCTCTCTTTGGTATGAGTGAGCCATCTCCATCAGCCTGTCACGCATCCAATTAAATGCTTTGATAAACGCCTCTTTGATGGCGGCAGCTTTTTTGCCGGTAAACGACATGATGATGTACATCGCGCCGTCTTTGGAAATTTCATATTCAACATACTGATTACCCTTGTGTTCATAGGTAACCCGCGAAAAGTTGCTGGTTAGAAATTCATCCGAACAGTCTAGCTTTTCGATTTTCTGAATGATGTGGTGATGCTGCTTGTCGAAGTAAGCTGCTACCTTGCGGGAGGTTGTGATCACGCGATCACCAGAAACAACCACCATGTCCCGGAAATCGAGATTAGCCAATTGATGATTCATAGCGTCTTTACCTTTTAGAAAGTGAGCCTGTCTCACAGAAAAGCCGCCCGAGAGAGGTCGCCACCTATAACGGCATTTCTCAGGCTCGCTTACTGAAAGGCTCTCGTTAATATGCGCGTGAGATGCGCTGTGAAATTCAGATATAAAAAGCCCCGCGAATGCGAGGCTAAATCCTGGTATTTGTAATGACTGGCTCTTATCTCAACGCAGCCCCTTACCGCGCGCCAGATGCTCAATATCAAGCATCAGCAATGAGATGTTTAATCTGGATTCACTCCAGAAGTGATCATCACCCTGTCTACAGAGCCAGATGTGAAGGATGATGAGTAAAATTATCGCTATCATCGAAGGCATTGCGTCCTGATGTACTCCTGCAGGTAGTTAACCTGCGCGGTTATCCTGTCGATTCCACTTCGGAGACGGTAATAATTGAGTTCAGCATCTGCTGTAAGTCTTGGGCTTTCTCCATCGCCCATGCTGCTGGCTCCGGTCGTTGACTTTGCACAGGTGGCGGCGACTTGCAGGCGCTTACGACCAGCAGAAACATCAGCACGGAGACTTTCGATAGTCGCGTTAGCATCAGCAAGCTCCTTTGTGTATCTGGCGTCGAGTTCTGCTACATCACGTTGACGCTTCTGCATGTCAGCGATGATGGATGTGGCTTTATCGCGCTGTTCTTTATAGGTAATGGCGTTATCACGGTAATGATTAACAGCCCATGACAGACAGACGATGATGCAGATAACCAGAGCGGAGATAATCGCGGTGACTCTGCTCATACCTCAATCTCTCTGACCGTTCCGCCAGCCTCTTTGAATTTTGCAATCAGGCTGTCAGCCTTATGCTCGAACTGACCATAACCAGCGCCCGGCAGTGAAGCCCAGATATTGCTGCAACGGTCAATTGCCTGACGAATATCACCACGATCAATCATCGGCAAAGCGCCACGCTCCTTAATCTGCTGCAATGCCACAGCGTCCTGGCTTTTCGGAGAGAAGTCTTTCAGGCCAAGCTGCTTACGGTAGGCATCCCACCAACGGGAAAGAAGCTGGTAACGTCCGGCGGCTGTTGATTTGAGTTTGGGGTTTAGCGTGACAAGTTTGCGAGGGTGATCGGAGTAATCAGTGAATAGCTCTCCGCCTACAATGACGTCATAACCATTATTTTTGGTTTTCTGACGTCCGTTATCAGTTCCCTCCGACCACGCCAGCATATCGAGGAACGCCTTACGTTGATTATTGATTTCCACCATCTTCTACTCCGGCTTTTTTAGCAGCGAAGCGTTTGATAAGCGAACCAATCGAGTCAGTACCGATGTAGCCGATGAACACGCTCGTTATATAAGCGAGATTGCTACTTAGTCCGGCGAAGTCGAGAAGGTCACGAATGAACCAGGCGATAATGGCGCACATCGTTGCGTCGATTACTGTTTTTGTAAACGCACCGCCATTATATCTGCCGCGAAGGTACGCCATTGCAAACGCAAGGATTGCCCCGATGCCTTGTTCCTTTGCCGCGAGAATCGCGGCTAACAGGTCATGTTTTTCTGGCATCTTCATGTCTTACCCCCAATAAGGGGATTTGCTCTATTTAATTAGGAATAAGGTCGATTACTGATAGAACAAATCCAGGCTACTGTGTTTAGTAATCAGATTTGTTCGTGACCGATATGCACGGGCAAAACGGCAGGAGGTTGTTAGCGCGACCTCCTGCCACCCGCTTTCACGAAGATCATGTGTAGAAGGCAGCAGCGTAACTATCACTGATGAATTCAGGATAGCCAGTGGCTACGGCTCAGTTTGGGTTGTGGCGGCCGGAATCGAACCGGCTTCCATCGGTGCGCTGCCGATTGCAGTACGCGCGGCGGTCAGCTACATGACTAGTATTTTCACTGTCGCCTATCTGCTAGCTCGCCATTGAGCTTCACCACAACGATAAGAGCACTGCGCGGCACCTTTCACCAATTCCGCGAGGTCTGCGGGTTCAATGCTCTTACCTGTTGCACAGATATAAAAAATCCCGAAACCGTTATGCAGGCTCTAACTATTACCTGCGAACTGTTTCGGGATTGCATTTTGCAGACCTCTCAGCCTGCGATGGTTGGAGTTCCAGACGATACGTCGAAGTGACCAACTAGGCGGAATCGGTAGTAAGCGCCGCCTCTTTTTATCTCACTACCACAACGAGCGAATTAACCCATCGTTGGGTCAAATTTACCCAACTTTATTCAAAAAGTCAATATCATGCCGTTAATATGTTGCCATCCGTGGCAATCATGCTGCTAACGTGTGACCGCGTTCAAAATGTTGTCTGCGATTGACTCTTCCTTGTGGCATTGCACCACCAGAGCGTCATACAGCGGCTTAACAGTTCGTGACCAGGTGGGTTGGGTAAGGTTGGGGATTAGCATCGTTACAGCGCGATATGCGGCGCTTGCTGGCATCCTAGAATAGCCGACGCCTTTGCATCTTCCGCACTCTTTCTCGACAACTCTCCCCCACTGCTCTGTTTTGGCAATATCAACGGCCCGGCCAGTACCGTGGCAATCTCTGCATCTTGCGCCCGGTGTCGCGGCACTACGGCAATAATCCGCATAAGCGAATGTTGCGAGCACTTGCAGTACCTTCGCCTTAGTATTTCCTTCGAGCTTTGCCACACCACGGTATTTCCCCGATACCTTGTGTGCAAATTGCATCAGATAGTTGATAGCCTTTTGTTTGTCGTTCTGGCTGAGTTCATGCTTACCGCAGAATGCAGCCATTCCGAATCCGGCTTGTGATTGCGCCATCCCCATGGCAGCCATCACATCAGTACCGGAAAGAGAGTCAGAAGCCGTGGCCCGTGGTGAGTCGCTCATCATCGGGCTTTTTGGCGAATGAAATTTAGCTACGCTTTCGAGTCTCATCGTCTCCCCCTCTTGCCCTGTTTGACCATCAGGACGCCGTTAACTATTACGTGACGTTCGCCTTTGCTGTCTCGGTTGTACTTGAGCACCGTTCCTCTTGCGCAGGAAAGCATCCTCGCCACTTCGGTCTGATTGCCTCGTGTCTGGATAAGAAGCTCTGGTATCGTTTGAATTGTGGCGTTCATACGTTCTCCAGTTCGGTGATTTTTATTCCAAGCCTTCCGCCTGGTACTTTCACGCCACGAATTACGCGAATGTCATCGAATTGCTCGTCGTCTTCCGCAAATCCGGCGTGGATAAGGGAGTCGAGTAAACCTTTCAGGATGTTGTCGAGGTCGCGGCGGCGGGAGTCTGGAACGTCTGCGATGACTTTGATACGGAGTCGTGATTTGGTGAAAATGTCTAACTTGAGTTGGCGGATGATTTGCTGAACGTCTTTTCGGTATTTCTGGCCTTTATCGCTGATGTAGTATTGGCTTCCCCGTCTTCGCCAGTAGGTGTTCAGCGACGGCGGATATGGAAGCACAAACTGATATTCGTTCATGGCTTAATCTTCCCCTCCTTCAGCAGTATCGACTGCGTCCTGATCACGCCTTCGAGGTGGTAAAGTCTGGCGTCTTTGTTGTCGATATTATGGGTGCGTCGGTCGATTTCATCGTGACACGCGCTACAAGCCCATGCGCCGATCAGGTCGTCAGGCTTCATTCCCGTTCCGCAAATTCCAGCCATCCTGTAATGTGCCAGAACTGTAGTTTCAGGATTACCATTGCATATTCCGTAAATACGTACCTGGCATTCTCTGCCGCGTGCTTCTTTGCGTAGGTTAGCCATTATGGTTCACTCCAGTAATTCTCAATTGCAGCAGCCATTCTCTGCATCCACTCAGCCAGCTTTAACGCTGCTTCTCTTTCAGAACCACATTTAGGGAAATCCTTCATTTCCATGCTGGCCTTATATGTTCTGAATGCCAGGTCTCCGGTAATAACCAACTCCTGATCAAGCACCGAGCGTTTATTCCGGTGTTGAACGTAATAGACAGATTCAGTCCGCATTTCTTCTCTGTCTTTTTTGAAGGAAATAAGCTCAGAGAAATCACTCATCGTCTTCTTCCTCGTACATTGAACTATTCGGATCGCTCATCAGTTCTGCGCAGCAATCGGCGCACACGTGAACTTCCAGCACATGCAGCTTCTGACCGCAGTTAGCGCACGTTAAAGCCCGCTCGACGCTTTCTTTCTGGTATTGAATGGATTGGGATGGGCTAAGCATTATTGGCGTCCTGCATCATGAGAAAGACAATCATGGCAGCGCGGAGTGGGTTTTCATCTTGAGTCATATGATATGGGGTACTATCACTGCCAACTTTTCTATGCGCTGCCTTCCATAATCCATTTTCTGGCGCTGGAATAATGCCAATTCTGTTCTCTACGATAATCGGCTCTGCGTCTGATGGGCTTTTACAGTAATCAACCGTTTTTATTGCATAACCAGTTTCGTCATCCCACTCAACACCAACGATTGATGTTCCCAACTTTGCGATTTCGCAATCTTCGGGAGCAAATCCACAGCAAATTGCCACTCGCTTGTTAATTTCAAAATCACTTAACTGTGAATAATCCATTGTCATTTCCTCGCACGATGTCTTAGCCACCGGATATCCCACAGGTGAGCCGTGTAGTTGAAGGTTTTTACGTCAGATTCTTTTGGGATTGGCTTGCGTTTATTTCTGGAGCGTTTCGTTGGAAGGTATTTGCAGTTTTCGCAGATTATGTCGGTGATGCTTCGTCGCTGTCGCCTCATGCAGCCCTCCTGACGCCCTGCCCGATCGCCATCAATGCCGCTTTGGATACGGTAGTAAACATCCGTCGAGGGCTGATGAACGGTCGCCAAATCAGCAGCATGGAGCCTTTGCTGCTTCCCTTCTTCTCCAGCCCTGTCGATGGTTCGATAAAATTAATCCGCCCATCAGTGATGATGCGAACTTCGTCAACGCTATCCAGAGCCTTGCTGAACCATCCGACTGACATATCCTCTGGCACAAGCATCACTACCGTCTGTCGCTGTTGTATGCACTGCTCAGCGGCTTTTTCCACCCACGGCCTGATATTGCTATACGGTGGGTTATTCCAGATTGCACCGTGGCTTATCCACTCAGAATTTAGCGCGTCGTCGGCCTCAGTTAACCAGTGAGCGCACAGAGCATTTTTGTCGCTCGCTGCCGAATCCAGCCAGAATCCAAACTCAATATCCAGTGCATCAAAAAGCCAAAGCGGCGTTTGCCAGCAGTCCTTGTCGTGTGCTGGCGTATTTGATTTGATAGTCATGCAGCCCGATCTCCCCATCGCGCTTTCCACTCCAGAGCCAGTCGCGCTTCGTCTGACCACTTAACGCCACGCTCTGTACCGAATGCCTGTATAAGCTCTAATAGCTCCGCAAATTCGCCTACACGCATCCTGCTGGTTGACTGGCCTATTACCACAAAGCCATTCCCGGCAAGGTTAGGAACAACATCCTGCTGCTTTAATGCTGCGGTAAACACACACTTCCAGCTTTCTGCATCCAGCCAGCGACCATGCCATTCAACCTGACGAGAGACGTCACCAAGGCAAGCCCAAAGCTTTCGATTCTGGTCTAAGCTGCGGTTGCGTTCCTGGATGGTCACTACGATTGGTTTGGTTGGGTCTGGAAGAATTTGCTGTATCGCGTGAATAGCGTTTTGCTGATGAATGGGGCTTCTTAGTTCAAACGTTAGTTTCCTCATTGCTCACCTTCTGCACGCATGGATTAATTAACGCCAAAATAGCTTCTGGTTTCTCAATAACATCGAACCGCTCACCACTTGCCATTCTTACAATCGTAATCCCGGCCTCAAATAGGGTTTCGATGTTGTCAGAGTTAACGTACAAGGGCTCATATGCACTTCTGGTGCTTTCTATCACGCCTGTGCTTGGTGGCTGATAGATGCTGCATTGCATGGTTAATTTTATAAATGGCATATACTCACTCCTTCACTTTGACTCCAGCAGCGCGGATGGCGCTCTGCACCTCGCTTACATACAGATATGGGGTTCGCCCACTATGCATGGTAAAGCTTTCAGGAAGCTCAATCTCGATAGCTGCTCGCGATGCCTGCCATAAAGCCCACCACTCATTTAAGGAGTGACGAATATCCATGCTTGAAAATGCGAAGTACCTATCACCATTTCTTGCCTCGGTTATCATCTCGAATGGTAATCTCAATTTTTTGGCAACGTATTCCTCAAACTTCTTTCTTGATTCGTCCATCGGTACTTACCCTCAGTTCAACTCACAAAACGCCACGCCATTTTTGCTACAGCGACAGGCATAACACCGATAATCACCCAGACAAATGCAGCGCCAAACAACGTATACCATGGATCTTTACCGTCATTCACAAGACGAATGTAGCTATGCAGAACAATAAAAAACGTAAGAAGAATCCATCCAACGCCAACGCATTTGAGTGCGACGAGCATAAACTTAACCACGATTTACTCTCCCCCAAATAAAAAGGCCTGCGATTACCAGCAGGCCTGTTATTAGCTCAGTGATGTAGATGGTCATACGTCAGCCCCTTGTGCATATCGTCTGCCACGCGCAGCGGGTGCATTTGATGTTGTGCAAATCTGTCTGGCTTCATCCTGGTCACATGCAACAAAGTGTCCGTTGCAGAACCGCTGGTAAACCGTACCAAGCGAGCCAAAACGGTTTTTCGTCACGATGATTTCAGCAAATGGCGCGGCGCTACTGTTCTCGTCATATACCGCTTCCCGATAGAGCATGATGATTGAGTCTGCGTCCTGTTCAATGCTTCCTGAATCACGCAAATCTGCGTTTGTCGGGCGTTTGTTTGGTCGCTTCTCAACATCGCGCGAAAGCTGACTCAGGGAGATAACTGGCGTTTTCAGGTCTTTCGCCATCGCCTTAAGGCTTCCTGAGATGTGAGCAATTGCGAGGTCGTTGCGGTCTGCTTTCGGCTTCTCAATCAGGCCAAGATAATCCGCCATGATGAGTGAGAGGTTTGGATTTTCCTGTTTGTGCCGCTCTGCGATTGAGCGAATTTCTTCTACCGATAACCGCGAGGCATCGACTACCCATACATCCAAATCTGCAAGCTGACTCATGCCGTTAGCAACACGCGCCCAGCCTTCGTCATCCATCGATGCAGGATTTCGCAGTACGCTAACCGACATCCTCCCGGCGTTGGCAATGCTTCGCTCTGCAATCTGCAATGCGCTCATTTCCATCGAGAAAATCAACACTCCGCGCCGGACGTCAGAACCAGGAATAACGCGGCTTGCCACGCCTTCGGCAATCTTCAGCGCCAGTTCGGTTTTCCCCATACCAGGACGAGCGGCGATTATCACCAGATCTTCCGCGTTCATCCCTCCGGTGATGGCATCAAGTTCTTCGATTCCGGTCTTCAGGGTATCGGACTCTTCTCCGTTCCTCAGACGCCTGTCAAGCGTGTCAGTGTAGTCAGTAATGATTTCCCCTAACCGTACAGGTTTTACCTCGTCACGGGGCTTTCTGATGGCTGAAAGACGCTTTACAAGTTCATCCATCGCCTGACTCGATGCGTCGATGGTTCCGCTCTGAATTGGTTCACGCATTTCATCCATGATTTCCAGCACCAGACGGCGGTGATAGTTATCCGCGACCATTCCGGCATATCCCTTCAGGTTTGCGGCACTCGGGCAGTTTTTGCTGGTCATCAGGATTGACGTGAAATGCTCCTCTCCGCACGCCTCGGCAACCATCAGCGCGTCGATTAGGTTTCTGTTTCGCGCCTGCTTGCGGATAACCTCGAAGGCTTTCCGGTAGAGCGGAATTGAAAACGCTTCCGGCTCCAGCGTTGCCAGAACGTCGCTGGCGGTTGGTGTTAATCCACCAATCAGCAAGCCACCGATAACGCTCGCTTCGATATCCTGTCTCATGCAATCCCCCTGTCTGCAAACTTCCCTTCCCGTACTCCAGTTAACGAATCTTCCCTCAGCAGGTAATCAAAATCAGCTGTCCAGCCCGTGTCGTTGTCTCCGAAGTAAAACGGCTTGGCCTGATGCACAAACGCCCTGACATACGCTCTGAAACCGTCCACGTTTGGCGTTTTCAGTTGCGGGATGATTTTCTTCAGGCGGCGTTTGCGTTTCTCGTTGACCGCAACAGCGTGTGGCAGTCTGTCACCGACTTCGGTGTTGTAGGCGTTCAGGAAGGATTCATAGTCGATTCGTTCTGCCTTGCGACGTTCAGGTTTAACCTGCCCATCGCCGCCCCCGTTAGGGGGTAAGGGGGTATTTGTATTTATTGTCTTTTGTATATTGTCTTTTGTGTTTGACTGATTCGGTAAATTGCTTTTTACCGATTTGGTGAAGGTTTGTTTTACCGAATTGGTAAATGTTTTACCGAATCCGTTAACTTTCGTTTTCCACTCGGAAATGTTTGTATTCATACCAACTTGACGCCCCACCTGAATGAGAACTCCCATTCTGATAAGCTCGTTTTTGGCGGTAGAGCATTTGGTTGGTGCCATGCCAGTGAGTTCAGCGAACTGTTCGTTTCCGATCCAATCTATTTTTTTGTTGTAACCGTATGTCTTGCGCCACACAGCCATAACAATCAGTAACTGATGTAGAGTAAGTCCAGAAAGCATGGCGGCTTCTAACAGTGTGTTTGCAGTCCGAGTGTAGCCATCTTCGAGTTCTGCCACGCGATGCTCCACGACCTCCAGTTGAGGCCTGTAATCAGCTAACTTAACGACGCCCATGTTTCACTCCTGCTTTGGCTAGTCTGTAAACACCAACAAGGCGCTCTGCGAACGCCCTGTTATTTGCTGCGGCTACCACTAATCCCTCAGGTGAATCAGGGTGTCGAATCTCTTCTTTTTCCTGGTATTTCTTACGACGTTTTGTCATAATTACTCCTGTGGATTGATCCAGTAATGACCTCAGAATTCCATCTGGATTTGTTCAGAACGCTCGGTTGCCGCCGGGCGTTTTTTATTGGTGAGAATCGAAGCAACTTGTCGTGCCAATCGAGCCATGTCGTCGTCGACGACACCCCATTCAAGAACAGCAAGCAGCATTGAGAACTTTGGAATCCAATCCCTCTTCCACCTGCTGATCTGCGACTTATCAACTCCCACAGCTTCCGCTGTCTTCTCAGTTCCAAGCATTGCGATTTTGTTAAGCAACGCACTCTCGATTCTTAGAGCCTCGTTGCGTTTGTTTGCACGAACCATATGTAAGTATTTCCTTAGATAACAATTGATTGAATGTATGCAAATAAATGCATACACCATAGGTGTGGTTTAATTTGATGCCCTTTTTCAGGGCTGGGATGTGTAAGAGCGGGAATGTCTTAAGCGGCTTTACCGCGTTTAGTTCCGTACTGTAACCAAACCGGATCACAGTTAAGCGCCATAGCAATCTCAAACAAGAAGCGCGGTCGCTTGGTTACTCCAGCTTCAATCAGTTGAATTGATTGCTGTTTAACACCGGCTTTGGTTGCCAGTTCGGTTTGCGTCATTTTTAACGCAATTCGCCTCTTCTTGAGGCGTTCAGAAAGAGTTTGCATATCGCCTCCATCAACAAACTTTCTTGTATTTTCATACAATGTATCTTGTTTGTCAAATACAGTTTTTCTTGTGAAGATTGGAGGTAAATAACAGAGGTGGCTTATGAGTATTTCTTCCAGGGTAAAAAGCAAAAGAATTCAGCTTGGACTTAACCAGGCTGAACTTGCTCAAAAGGTGGGGACTACCCAGCAGTCTATAGAGCAGCTCGAAAACGGTAAAACTAAGCGACCACGCTTTTTACCAGAACTTGCGTCAGCTCTTGGCGTAAGTGTTGACTGGCTGCTCAATGGCACCTCTGATTCGAATGTTAGATTTGTTGGGCATGTTGAGCCCAAAGGGAAATATCCATTGATTAGCATGGTTAGAGCTGGTTCGTGGTGTGAAGCTTGTGAACCCTACGATATCAAGGACATTGATGAATGGTATGACAGTGACGTTAATTTATTAGGCGATGGATTCTGGCTGAAGGTTGAAGGTGATTCCATGACCTCACCTGTAGGTCAAAGCATCCCTGAAGGTCATATGGTGTTAGTGGATACTGGACGCGAGCCAGTGAATGGAAGCCTTGTTGTAGCCAAACTGACTGACGCGAACGAAGCAACATTCAAGAAACTGGTTATAGATGGCGGGCAGAAGTATCTGAAAGGCCTGAATCCTTCATGGCCTATGACTCCAATCAACGGGAACTGCAAGATTATCGGTGTTGTCGTGGAAGCGAGGGTAAAATTCGTATGATCAGGATTGCGGCGCTACTCTCAATACTATTAACTACCAGCGCCAATTCTGAATGCTGGATTGTCACAAACCTGCACGGGTACGGGGCAATGAATGGCGATCGTTACGACTTTACAAAAGACAGCACGGAAGATTCCGTTTTCCACATAACAATTAATGGTGATAAATCATCGGTTTATGAATCAATCACTGGCGTCTATCCAGAGATGAAATACACGGCTTTGTCATCGAACACTATGGTAGGAGAATACCAGTCTGGTGGCGGAATAACCGTTGAAACTTGGTCAATCACTACAGACAAAAAAGCTCTTTACTCCAAAGTAATGAATATCCCGGGCATGCAGCAACTTACATCAACCAAATCCTTTGTTGGTGATGTAGTCGGAACCTGCAACCACTAATCCCCACCTCAATCTCAGTAACCCAAAAACAAACTATTTTCCGTTTAAAAACAATGGAGTTTGTTTTTTGCACCTCCATTTACAATATTTCTTGTTTACAACATACAATCTTTCTTGTAATTTTAAGCCATCAGCAGGACGCACTAACCACCATGAAGGTGACGCTCTTAAAAATTAAGCCCTGAAGAAGGGCAGCATTCAAAGCAGAAAGCTTTGAGTAGCGCGAAATGCAGCTGCAAGACAGCAACCGTGGAGATAAGCATCACGGCGCGTTACTCAAAGCTAACTGACAGGAGAATCCAGATGGATGCACAAACACGCCGCCGCGAACGTCGCGCAGAGAAACAGGCTCAATGGAAAGCAGCAAATCCCCTGTTGGTTGGGGTAAGCGCAAAACCAGTTAACCGCCCCATTCTCTCGCTGAATCGCAAACCGAAATCACGAGTAGAAAGCGCACTGAATCCGATAGACCTTACGGTGCTGGCTGAATACCACGAACAGATTGAAAGCAACCTGCAACGTATTGAGCGAAAGAATAAGCGCACATGGTACAGAAAGCCACGCAGTGAAATGGGTGTGACTTGTGTTGGTCGCCAGAAAATGAAATTAGGCAGCAAACCACTTATTTGAGGTGAGATATGGAAGAAGAATTTGAAGAGTTCGAAGAGCATCCTCAGGATGTGATGGAACAATACCAGGACTATCCGTATGACTACGACTATTGATAAGAATCAATGGTGTGGACAATTCAAGCGATGCAATGGATGCAAGCTGCAATCGGAATGCATGGTTAAGCCTGAAGAAATGCTTCCTGTAATGGAGGATGGGAAATATGTCGATAAATGGGCAATACGAACTACGGCAATGATTGCCAGAGAAATTGGTAAACAGAACAACAAGGCTTCCTGATGGTAGCCTTTATTTTTGTCATAAATAACAGAGGCTAACATGGAATTTAAAGGTACTGAAGGTAAGTGGGAGATAATGATGGATGGCGATGAGATTAAAATCATCCAGGCTGACTCACTTGAAAATGGCGCAGGCTGGCGTTCGTATATTGCAATCTGTGAGGAAGTTCAATGCATTGAAGATGCCAATCTAATAGCGGCAGCACCTGACCTTCTCGAAGCACTTCAGTTATTACTTAAGCAAACCAAAAATAGAACAACGACAACATATCCAGAATGGTATGGAGCTGTTAATAAAGGTCTTGCAGCAATCAGAAAAGCTCTTGGTGAAGAATGATGAATAAGAAATACATTGTTGAAGTTATAGAGCGAGGAACAAAAGAAGTAATTAAACATTTCGAATTTGATAATTATAGAAAAGCTGACCGCGTAGAAGAAGGATTGTTGCGACAAAGTAATCTCGAAAAATTTGATGTTGTCATGCGATGCGAATAAGCGCCTATAGCAGATTTACGAGTCTGCTATGTGAGCAATGTCGCTCGTAACTAAACAGGAGCCGACTTGTTCTGATTATTGGAAATCTTCTTTGCCCTCCAGTGTGAGGGCTTTTTTATATGCATACCAATAACGCTTCACTTGAGGCGTTTTCGTTATGCAATCAAATATAAGGAGTTACCCATGATGCACTTTCAGCTCGCGGGTAGCGGCGTCATGTCCGCTTTCTACCCGCACGAATCTGAATTATCACGCCGAGTTAAACAATTAATCAGAGCAGCAAAGAAACAACTGGAGGCGTTATGCGCAATGAAATAGCCATTAATCACCAGATGCTTCGTGCTGCACAGAACAAAGCAGTAATAGCCAGATTTATTGGTGATTCAAAAATGTGGCTTGAAGCAAATAAAGCGATGAAATCAGCTATCAACCTTCCGTGGTATCGCAGGAAATGAGTTTTACAGATAACTGGTCAGACGAAGAATTCATTCGTCAGATGAAAGAATTAATCGGTAACGAAGGAGATATTCATGTCACTTGCAACCACAGTGAAGGAGAGCAAGTTACAGAGACGCATGTACACGCAGAAAGCTCTCTGGTATCGCCATAATGGCGACCGCGAAGGAATGCGGGTATGCCTTAATTTGTCCCGAGTCGAAGTATTAAATCAGCGTTATTTCCTTGGGCCGTGTCCATTCTGAGAACAATCATATGAGCAAAGAATTTTACGCAAGACTGGCAGCTATTCAGGAGAATCTGAACGCGCCAAAGAATCAGTACAACTCATTCGGTAAATATAAATACAGAAGCTGCGAAGATATTCTTGAAGGCGTTAAGCCGTTACTGAATGGTCTGTTTTTATCAATCAGCGATGAAGTTGTGTTGATTGGTGATCGGTATTACGTGAAAGCCACGGCAACTATTACCGATGGCGAAAACAGCCATACGGCAACCGCTCTTGCACGAGAGGAAGAAAGCAAGAAAGGAATGGATTCTGCACAAGTTACGGGAGCTACAAGCTCTTATGCACGCAAGTATTGCCTCAATGGTTTGTTCGGCATTGATGATGCGAAAGATGCAGATACAGACGAGCATAAACATCAGCAGAACGCAGCAGCAAAGCAATCAAAACCATCACCTACACCTGAACAGGTTCTAAAAGCATTCACTGACGCAGCAATGCAGAAAAACACCGTAGAAGAGCTTAAACAGGCGTTCGCCAAAGCGTGGAAGATGCTCGAAGGCACACCTGAGCAGCACAAAGCGCAGGACGTTTACAACATCAGACGAGACGAATTAGAAGGAGCTGCTGCTTAATGGCACATTCGATTACTGTAAGACTAAACAAGCCCGCAAGAGAGTTTCAGGCCGGGGAAAATATCGGATTCAACATCCGTGCTGGCGTTCAGTATTACGATCGCCAGACAAAAAAGAAAGAATGGACAAACTACAGCGCCGTTGTATTTGCCAAGCCGGGAGCGCAAGCGGATTACTACCGTAGTGTTCTTGTTGAAGGTGGCATTGTAGAAATTACCGGAGAAAACATCATGGTTGATGTTTATCAGGGGCAAAATGGTCAATCAATCACTCTTGAATTACTGAATGCAAAGATTGGATTTGCAACTTCAGGAAACAGCCAACAGCAACAAAGTAGCAATCATCAAAATCATCCTGAATACGACGATTCAATTCCCTTCTAGATTAGCAAAATAAGGATTCCATTATGCCAGCGCCTTTGTATGGTGCGGATGACCCGCGCCGCTGTTCCGGCAATTCCGTATCGGAGGTGCTGGATAAATTCAGAAAAAACTACGATCGAATAATGTCTCTACCGCAGGAAACGAAAGAGGAAAAGGAATTTCGCCACTGTATATGGCTTGCAGAGAAAGAAGAACGCGAGCGAATTTACCAGACATCAATCCGACCATTCCGCAAAGCCACATATACCCACTTCCCTGAAATTGACCCGCGCCTGCGTAATTACCGCTCACGCTATGGCGCTATCAGTAATGACTGAGGAATTTACCATGAGAGGACTTGCATACAATCCCGGCATTCTTCCGGCAGAAATGATTATTCGCCAACGCGTAAAGCCAATGCCATCGAGAGAGGAATTGCTTAAGAGAAATTCTTTTCCGTCAGTGAATCAAAACAAATATCTGAATGCGATGTTGCGGAGTGGGAAGAAATGAAACAAATGTCACTAATTGAGATGGATGGTTTTCTGAAAGGTAAATGCATCCCACGAGATTTAAAGGTTAACGAAACAAACGCTGAATATCTGGTGCGTAAGTTCGGTGAGCTTGAATCAAAACTGGAAACGGCGTTGCGGGAGTGTCGTTCTGCTGGAATCACGATTGATAACCTTGAGGCTAAATGCGCGAAGATGGCTGCAGAAAATACCTCGCTTAAGCAATCTGAGAAGGAATTTAATGACTTTTGTCGTGAGGAGTTTAGCGAATGGGAAGATGATGTTACTGAAACCCCAGCCACCGATGCTTTTCTGGCTGAAGTACGGGCGCAGGGCGTGGAGATGGCTATGGAGCATATGCGGTCGAGCGGTTCGTTAACATTTGGAGATTGCTACATATCACTTAACGAGTTCGCCGCCCAGCTTCGCAAAGGAGGCAACCAGTGAGCAAGATTGACTATCAGGCACTGCGTGACAAGGCAGAGAAAGCAACGTGTGGCGTGTGGTCGCTCGAATATGGAGAGGAGAGATTTGATGCTGGTGATGCGCTAATTCATCGTGAAGTTGTTGGATATCTTCCCATTTGCAGAATTGAAGGAGCGCATCCTGAAAGCGGTTTCGATGAAGATTTCCAAATGGAACAGCAGGCCAATGCTGAATTCATCGCCGCAGCCAATCCAGCTACCGTCTTGGCGCTGCTGGGCGAGCTGGAAACAGCAAAAAAGCGCATAGCAGAACTGGAAGAGCGGGAAATACTGCTCCCGGAACGTAGCAGCATGCTTCATCGAACAGATTTTCACGATGATTACCAAACGGTAATGGCATACAAAGTTTCTGAAGTCATCGATGCAATCCGCGCTACTGGCATTCGCATCAAAGGAGAGTGAGATGAACGGGCAAATATCAATTGTTCGACCGGGAGCATGTGACGATCGCGAGATACGACTGATTATTCGTCTGGCGATGGGGAAAACAATAACAGCTCTCATTACTCCAGAAAATCTCGCATTAGCGTTAACAGGAAAGTCAGACCTGCCAGTAGAGCTAAAGCTGCGAAATGTTGAGATTAAGGTGAAATAGCTATGACCACTATTACCAAAGAACGTATCGAATTATTCATTAAAAATCCGCTTGATAACGGACTTACTCGTGGCGAACAAATGGAACTGGCACGAATTGCACTGGCATCACTGGAACGCGAACTGATTCGCCACGAGCATGCCAAATGGTCTGACTCCACATTTGGCTGCGTTGGCCCCATTGGTCCGCTGAAACATCTCTCAAAAGAGGCACTGGAAGCCGCAGCCGAACCAGACGATCTTAGCGAGTGGGCTGATATGCAGTTTCTGTTGTGGGATGCACAGCGCCGTGCTGGCATCAGCGATGCTGAAATTACCGCTGCTATGGAAGATAAATTGAAGATCAACATGGAGCGCCAGTGGCCTGAGCCAAAAGATGGTGAGCCTCGCTTGCACATTAAAGAACCCGGCAACTATCCGGTAACTCCGGATGGTTGGATAAGCTGTAGTGAGCGAATGCCAGAAATGGGAGAGCGACAATGCTATGTGTTAGCAGCTGACTTTAAAAACAACTACCCACCAAACATCCCCAACACTCAGGTCGGCGTATATGGCGACTGGTTTAATGATGGCAATCCAACTTGGGATGACGGTGATGGCGAAGACCTGTATCTCAAAGAGGTAACCCACTGGATGCCTCTACCAGAACCGCCTCGATTAAAGGAGCTATAATAGTGAACTATTATATCTATTTGTATTAAAAGAGTTTTTATAAAATAAATCTTCCAAAGCATGTAAAAACACTGTTAATCTTAACGTGTGTGAAACGTGAAGAGAGGTGTTGAAATGAGCATTCATGATTTGTGTGAAGATCAAGAGCAATGGGCTATGCAGACCCTTATGGGATCAGGAGTTCTTGCAAGGTGCAGAATCCATAACGATGTAATTTTAGACAGCGGAAATGATGCTTCTTCTGCTTATAAATTAGGAACTTACCTATATCAAAAAGATAATAGCTGCAACTTATTCAATACTCTTACTGAAGCCCGCGACGCAATAAAGGATGCATATGAATCGTATTGTGGGATTGATGATTGCCCACAATGCTCAAAATACATTGACGATTAATAATATGAACAAGTAACTATCCTCGCACTCGCGGGGATTTCTTTTATCTGAACTCGCTACGGCGGGTTTTGTTTTATGGAGATGATAAATGCACTTTCGAGTCACAGGTGAATGGAATGGAGAGCCATTCAACAGAGTTATCGAAGCAGAGAACATCAATGACTGCTATGACCACTGGATGCTATGGGCGCAGATAGCACATGCAGACATAACCAATATTCGAATTGAAGAACTGAAAGAACACCAAGCCGCCTGATGGCGGTTTTTTATTACCTGATTTGCAGGTTCGATTCCCTATTCGGAGATAGCACTCATGCAACACGAACTACAGCCTGATTCACTGGTTGATTTGAAATTCATCATGGCCGATACTGGCTTCGGTAAAACCTTCATCTATGACCGGATTAAGTCCGGCGACCTGCCAAAAGCCAAAGTTATCCACGGGCGAGCAAGATGGTTATATCGTGACCATTGTGAATTCAAAAATAAGCTCTTAAGCCGCGCCAATGGGTAA